GTCGTTATAAAAATGCAAAGAGATGATTTTGATTTCACAATATCTTTAATCAATGTTATTAGATATTTTTGGTATGATGATAAAAGAGTAACTCATAGTAGAACAGAAATGCTCTCTTCGTTAGCCAATTATAGAGCAGTGATTCCATGGTTGTCTGAAACTTTTGCAGAGTCATTATTATTATCGCCATATAAAGATGATCCAATGAAGTTAATTGATTTTGTTATTAGTCAATCAATTGAACAAAAAACTTTGACTTCGTTGGCTCCTATAAGAAGAGGATCATCTTTATCAGCATATGTATATAATTTAGGGCGCATGTGTTACACAAGAGCTGAATATTTGTGGTCAGCTAAGCCTAGAAATAAGACCATTTATAACAAAGGAAATTCTAATGATAGAGTCCAAATGAGCGAAATAGCTGAAGAATTAAATGATGTTTACAACGTTGTGAGATTAGCTTCAGGAAATCCAGTTTTATCTGAATCATCCAGACTAGCCATGATAACTAATAAAATATCTCATTTTGTCGGAAATACTTTATCCCACACTTCCATAACAAAGCACAAGGAAATTAAAATGCATCTACCATATCAAATAAGGGATTTCTTTACTTCAATTGTCTTGTACTATCATTCTATAACTGATATGAGCTCAGTCGGCAAGCTATTGGAGTCTTCTTTGACTAAGTTAAGAGAACTTCAAGAAGAAAAGAAGACGATAGAAATTGTTCAAGGTCCGAGAAAATTCGGCTCAGAGACTTGGCTATCTCAAAAGTCTCGACTCACTGAAGAGATAGAAGATCAAAATCTCAAAATAAAAGAATTGAGAAAGTCTTTAGAAACAAAAGAAATGAGCATTTCTAGATTCACCTCAATTTTTTCTTTGACTCATTGGGTTAATCCAAGAATAACTTATTTTGATCCATTAATGTCTGACATTACTATGACTCTGATAAAAAATGCTTTCTCTGACTTCTCCATTTCATCAAAAAACACATTATCAGAATTTCTATATACTATATTAGTGAGAAATAAAATTTTAATTTCCCCTCTGCAGAGAGATGAGTTATGTTCAGAAATAATAGAAGCTTTTGAATCAACTGCACTTTCACCTCCAACTAAGAAAGAGATCTATGGAATAGTTGATATATGCGTATCTAATTACACTTTTAGAATATTTTATAGAAGAAGAAGCATTTCTTATATGTTTCAAGATAAAGAAAAGATTCCAATTGAAGTGAGAAAGAAATTGTCAAAGATTTGTAAAGATTTAGGATTGACTTCTGTTGACCCAT